GGTCTGTGTCCCCGCCCCCCAGCGACCCCCCTCGGGAAGGACCCGTAGCCAAGTCATTGATATTAAACGATTATCTTTCGCGCCTCATGATGCATCCGGCCGCATGATCACCCATGATCCAGGTCTAAGGCATTGATATGTAACGCTTATCCCATAGACCCTAGTCCAGGCCCCGCCTATACCCTGCTACATGATGCATCATCCCCCATGATCCACCCTGCTACACGTCACCGGCCACCATGTAGCAGGGTCATGAGTCCACGGGTTTCACCCTTGCGGGTTTGCATGGGGCATGGTCACCGAAGGGACTCCCCCATGGCGCATTCGGATTCCGCGTCATCCAGGCGGAAGGGTCTACAGGGTAGGGCAGGGCAGGCCTCAGAGGGGCACGGGTGCAGCCCATGGCCGAGGTGCAGGGCAGGGCAGGCCTCAGAGGGGCACGGGTGCAGCCCATGGCCGAGGTGCAGGGCAGGGCAGGCCTCAGAGGGGCACGGGTGCAGCCCATGGCCGAGGTGCAGGGCAGGCCTCAGAGGGGCACGGGTGCAGCCCCTCAAACGGAAACCGCCGCAACCCTGATCTAGGGAAGCGGCGGTAAGGGCAATCGGTCGACCGTAGGGCAGGCCTCAGAGGGGCACGGGTGCAGCCCCTCAAACGGAAACCGCCGCAACCCTGATCTAGGGAAGCGGCGGTAAGGGCAATCGGTCGACCGTAGGGCAGGCCTAGCCTAGAAAGCCTTTAGCCCCGTCTCTGGCAAGATAGAAGGCATGGGTTGCGGCAACGTGGGAATCCCATGAGGCTTGCAGGGCAGGCAGGGCAGGGCAGGAGTCGGGTTGATCCATGGCGCGCAAGGCTTCCCATTTATCAGCGTAGCCATGACCAAGGCAAAGCGCTTCAAAGGCAGAATGCGAATTGTCGGCTGCAAGTTTCAAGGCCTGTAGATCAGCCATGATCAAGACTCCCTCAGATTTGCAATGATATCCTGAAAGCTTTTCCGGTTGCGTTCCTTCAAGCCTTCCCCGCAACCGAATGCCCAAGCGGTTGAGCCTTGCTTCCCCTCATATGGGTTTCCGGAATAGGGAATGCCCTGCAATCCCGCATTATAGCCTTCTGTCCAATGATCAGCCATGATCAATTGCCCCGTTCCGGTTGTGGCCCGTAGAATCCTGATCCGTCACGGGTTGCGACTGCCCTTGCAAGCTTGCGCATTGTCTCATTCCTGACTCCCTTTGGCCGTGCATCCCATGCAATGCCAGAACTAAGGGAAACCCAGCCAGCCGCTTTCCGCAATTCTGCTTTCACATCATCCGGGAAGTGATCCCGACCGACTCCGCTGATTTGTGGCCCGTGGTCACCATACTTCGCAAGGGCCGCACTCAACAGGGAATCCCATTGGCGGGAAGCCTGACAGGCTTGCACGAAAAAATCCCGCGCAATCGAAAACTTCGGATCAGTCAGCAAATCGCGAGTCATTTCATTCACCTTTAGGAAGTTTGAATTTATGCAACCATTCATTTCCGAATTCATTGCGGATTTGCCGCAGAATGCCGGTATCTGCCCCGCCCATATGCTTTCCCTTGTAAGAGTATGAAAGCCAAGCGGCGAATAGATATTGCTTCCATTCCCTGCCATATTCCTTTGCGAAGTCTTGCAAGGCTTTCAATTCATCCGGTTCAAGATTCCGAGTCATTTCCGGATATCCTTTTTCATTTGGCGGTTTGCATATCCTTCGGCATAGATTGCCAAGGGCCAACCGATCAGCATGACAACGAAAGCGGCTGCAAGATAGATCATGATCAGAATTCCCCCTATTCGACGTGTTGCGCGAAACGCTTTGCAGTCTTGTAATCCGTCACATAGGAATGAGCGATTTCCCCGGCTTTCAGGAATTGACCCTTGTCAATCAGGGTCAACCCGAATTCGCTTGCAGCCTCAATCGCGAAAGAATCGCTTTCCGCAATCGTGACCCATGCGGCGTTATATGTGGTTGCCTGAATTCGAACGGTTTGCATGATCAAACCCTAACAGTCAAAGCGTTGTCGCAAACCAAATCCCGAACCTTTTGCGGGATATCAAGGTTCAATCCGGCATAGTGATACAGGAAAGATTCGAACTGGTCGCAATTCTGCATGATTGCGAAAAACTCATTTCCAAAGGACAAAGCGAAACGCTTTGCTGCACGGGTTGCGCGGGAAATGTCTTTAAAGGTTTTCTTGTCCATGATCCCGACTCCCTTCACAGGTCCAAAAATTCTTTGGCGAGAACCCAAGCAACAAAGGCAAGGCCAGCAACCGCGCCATAGTAAACCAAAGTCATGATATCCATTTTCTAGCCCCTAGCTTGATCCCGCCCGGCATCCCCGCCGGGCTTTCCATAGACACACTAAGGACACGTCAGAAGTGATTCGGCAAGCGAAAAAACGTCCGAAGTGACTCTGACGTGCTTTTTCCTTTCGACCAGGCGCGACCAGGTGCAGCCCTGGGCATGGGGGCAGGGCAGGCCTCAGAGGGGCACGGGTGCAGCCCATGGCCGAGGTGCAGGGCAGGCCGCAGAGGGGCACGGGTGCAGCCCTGGGCATGGGGGCAGGGCAGGCCTCAGAGGGGCACGGGTGCAGCCCTGGGCCTGGGGGCAGGGCAGGCCTCAGAGGGGCACGGGTGCAGCCCTGGGCCTGGGGGCAGGGCAGGCCTCAGAGGGGCACGGGTGCAGCCCTGGGCATGGGGGCACGGGTGCAGCCCCTTAAACGGAAACCGCCGCAACCCGATCAAGGGAAGCGGCGGTAAGGGCAGTCGGTCGACTGAGGGGAAGGGACTAGAAAATCGGCTTAGGCTTCACCTTGGAAACCCTGAATTGAATGTGTGGCTCATCCTTGCGGAAAATCGTATGCCATGAATTCGCGTCACCGGCTTTGCATTCCCTTTCCTTGACCCATCGATATCCATGCGTCACGCTATCCCGCCATGCCCAAAGATTTGTCATTTCCATGATCAGGAATCCTCATACTCTGATTCAGTTTCGAATTCCGACTCCGTGATTTGCTGGAATTCAGCATTGCAGGGATTGCCGCAATTTCCCCGGATCACAAAATGGCCTTTCTTGCCGCCGCTTTGGATATAGCGCCACATATCCACAAGATTGACCTGTCGCCGATTCCGTTGCGTGAATCCGTAATCGTCAAGGATTGAGTTAATCCCTTGCGCCATACTGCGGCGGTTGTCCCATTGGTAAACCGCATTCGAATTTGGCATACAACCCGGAAGCCCAATAAGGACGCGATAGAAAGCGGGTTTCTGCATAATCATGACTCCATTGATCCGTTGCAGCATTCTTGATGCATGAGACAAGCGCCAAATTCGGTTGCAGCCTCAGAATAGGACAACCCTGCTTTGACTTGTTTCCCATAACGTACAAGGAAACGATTTGCTTTTGCCTGTTGCAGCGTCACCAATTCGATTTGACGCACAAGCTTATATCCTTTTTCCGGTTTGTCGAATTCCATTGATTCAGTGAAATATTCGCGTTGCATGATCAGACTCCCTTCGGTTTGTAACGTGTCGGGGGAATAAGTTTCCCACCATTGCGCCGCGAAAGCTTCTCCGCTTCCCGCTTTGTGCGTTTCAGGATTGCAGAAGCGAATTCCCCCGGATTGTCAGAAATGACTTTCCATGAATTCGCATCAGGTTGATACAATCCACCGAGTCCCGCTTTCGATTGATGCCATGTTGCCATGATCACAATTCCGCGAATTTGGCAAAGGAAATGGATTTGTAATCCGTCGTTTTCCCGTCACCGTCCAGTTTCCGCCCGTAATAGATATTGCTTTCAAACCGTTCAAAGTCAAAAGCACTCATATAGCTTGCGCCTTTAGCAATTTCCCGGTTCCCCGCGACAATCGCTTTTTGTTTTTCATTGGCGCGGTTTTCCAGCCACCATGCAAAGAAAGCACGTTTGAGACTGGCATTTGATGCCGCAGGAGTCGCGCGGTGGCGCTTAAGGTAATTCGGGTTCGGTTTCATCATGTTATTGCCAACATGGATAAATTCAGGCTCATGCCGCCGCATTCCGAATTCTTCGCCAATGTAATCCGTTACAAGCCATTCCGCATAAGCTTGCGCGGTCTTACCGTTCCAAGGTTGTGCCGAAGTGAAAGCTTCAAAACAGATATGTTCCCCTTCGGTGTAGAGTCGGGCTTGATAGTTTGTATGAATCAAACCGTCCCATTTGCGGGGAATCTCCAAATCCGGGAAGACTCCGTCAAACCCGAAGTTATCGAAAGCCCATTTCTTATAAGGCGCAGTAAAATCAGCGCTGAGTGCGCTTGAAACTTCATAAACCGGTCGTTTATCAGATTGCAGGGTATGGGAAATGGTTTGCTTTTGCAGCGCTTCAATTCTTGCCTGCAAAATGGAAACGTCAGACATATCATTGAAAAGCCGGAAATGTTTGATCAGCGATTCCACCTCTTGCGCGCCTTGCGCTGTGATAGTCAGTGATCCACCAAATTTAAGGTCGCCTTCATAGTTGGATTCAGCGAATTCGAATTTCATCTTGTGAGTCCCTTTGTGATCCCTAGCGCAGTCGGCCCCATGCCGCCGCTTTACCCTGACACTAAGGGCACGTCAGAAGTGATTCGGCAAGCGAAAAAACGTCAGATGTGAAAATGCGTTTCCGCTGATCGGATCATGGAATCCCGCCTATGCGCGCCTATATACGTGTGAGCCTGGGCGCATGTGCCCGCGCGCCTGGGGGAAGCTGCAAGGCCCTGCCACCTCGATCCTGGGCCGCGCCTGGCCGGGCGTCAGAGAAATCTGCACGTCAGAGAAATCTGCACCTGGGCGGGAGTCGGAGAAATAGGGCGAAGTCGGAGAAATATACAAACCCGACCAGGATAAAATCCGGCCGGGCGTCGGAGAAATCTGCACCTGGGCGGGCGTCGGAGAAATAGGATCAGGTTTTGACCGATGCCACGATGAAGGTAACCCGCTTTCCACTTCTGTATTCAACTTCGATTCCTATCTCGGGCCTGATCATGATACCAGCAACAGGACCGCCCCATGATCCGAAAATCTTTTCAAATTGATCACGGCTCTGAGTTCCCCTGTTGGGATACCCATTTGCGATATCATCCTCTGGCTGAACTATTCCCATACGCTCAAGCCGGTCGCGTTCCTCATTGGCAATTCTCATGCCGATCAACAAATCCTTGATGCTCATAGGTGTAACCCGCTTTCCATTCGATCCAGAAGTTGAATTGCAATGTCACGCTCAGTCAATTCGATGAAATTTTTCAAACTCGGCAACTGACTGCTGGAAACATTCCCCCGTTTCACCGAAATGATCCGGATCAATTCGCGCCGGAATGAATTCGGTTCCATCCTCAGTGAAAGCGCAGTCAGGTCATTGCGCAATGTATCCCGGAATTCCCCGACAACTGCCACAAGTTGCTTTTCTAGATCGAGTAGACGTTGATCGCTCATGGGTTTTATCCTATCTTTAGGCGGTTGTGGGTTTCTCGGAAGCCTGAGCCAATTTGGACCGATACTTGATAGCCCGCATGGCAAGTTGCCTCACAACCGCTACCATTATATGATCGGGCAGATTGGAAAGCTGATGCAAGTCATCTTCGTTCAACGTCAGCGATTCACAGGAATAGCCCGTGCAATTGTGGACATTGGAATCGACAAAGTGACCTTTGATCGTTTCGATTTTCATCCGACCGATTCCTCAAAAGGTAGGAACACGCGCCAATCCACACCGTTCGACTTGCAGATGAATTCGAAGATGATGAGTTCCAGGGTCATGGCACGATCATCGCCCGCGGCTTTCAAGGCATTGTCACTCATGACACTCTCGATCGCTTCAAAGGCTTCATTCGTGGCAATCTTGATCCGCATCGGCAGATCGGTCGCATGTTTCGCACACGCTTCCAGGTTGCCATAGGCACGTTCCATATCGCGACGATCGAATGTATTCATTTCATTTCCCCTTTGACGGTTGCGGTTTTGTTGAGAAGCCGGTCACCAGCTTCCCTGACTCGGAAGTAATCCGACCATTTCTCAGGCGACACGCCCTGGCGCATCAAGGCTTCACAGATGCGGGCTGATCGCTCAGCCTCATCCAGGTCCAGGGCTTTCGTGATCCTGTCAGCCACGATCCCGAGGTCATTGGTCGACCCATTGACATTCTCGATCCGGATCATGAGGTCATTGACCATGATCGGTTGACCCTTGCGCCAGCCGTCCTGTTTCAGGCTATAGAGCAAAACGTTATCTTGGCCGTCAGCACGTTCCAGTTTCATTTTATTCTCCATCAATTTTGGCAAGTTTGCGTTTCAGGTCGGCTGTCACTCGATCAGTGTCAACCCCGAACAGATCGGCGACCAGGCAGGCAGTCACCGAGGGTGAGAGGTCTGCACCGTTGTTGTTCCAATCGTTCGGTTTCAACCATTCGGTATCATCGTTATAAGCAATCCAGTCGATTGCTTCACGGTAACCTGGGCGCTTCATATCACAGTTCCCCTAGTGATTCTCTATAATCACCTTAGACGTGGGAATCACCCAAAGTCAACGGTTGATTTAGAATATGAAAAGGCCCCGGTGCAACTTGTGCTACCAGGGCCGAATCCCGACTGGGGATTAATGATGCGCTTTCGCGCGGGGTGCCTATTGGCCGATGATGTGATGATACCGATTTAAGGTAGTTTTCGCGGGATTACGCCCCGGTGGACAGTTGTTTCATGGTCGGCACACTCCGAAGGTTCGGTGCATCTACATTGGGCTTTCCGCCCCGTTACTCTGTCATCCTAAAGCCGGACGTTTTCAGGTCACATCTAGCGCTTCATTCTCTTCTCCCTCTTCCATCCCGGAACCCGTTTCCAGGATGGTTGATAGTCTCTCTATCTACACTCAACAAGCACATCAAACGTGATTCGCACCTCTGAGTCAACCGAAAACGATCATCGGTCCATACAGTACCGAGGCTAGGATCAGAGGCCAGAAATACCAGGCTCGGCGCTTGGTCGGTTGAACCACTGGAATGCAAGGATTTGGGGGTATCAGATCGAAACGGGGGCCAGTCGGAGAAATATCAACTCGCTTTGGCGAGTGATCGGACGGCGGCACGTCAGAGAAAACGCGATTGGGTATGCTGACCGGCTGCACCTTGACCAGAAAGGCCGGTATGGGTTTTCCCTGAGCGTCAGGGGTCGACAGAAGTGCTTCACCCATAGCCAAGTCAAGGATCATCGCCGCAGTCACATCGCCTGGCATCGTTTCAGCCGCCGCACGGGCAGCAGCCTGTTGCGCCTGAGTGCCAGCCCGAAGGCCATGCTGCACCCGAGTAGCAAGCTGACCGAGGATCGCACTGGGAAGGTCGGACGGGGCTTGAGAAACGAAGATCAGACAGACGCCCTTCGACCGGATCAACCGAACAATCTGTTCCAAGCGGCGTGTCACGGCCATAGGGGCGTCTTGGAACAACAGGTGTGCCTCATCTATCAGGATCGCTAGGCCCGGTGCCCCGGCATCCCCGAGTTCGTCTAGGCCCTGATACACCTGTTCAAGCAACCGGGCGGCAAAGGTCGCATAAAGCCCGTGGACGGCCACCAGATCGGGGGCATGAATGATGGTGCGACCGGCCTGCCATTTGAAGGGGTCGAATTCATTGCTTCCGAAGGCCCATGGCGCGGCCCGCTGGAAGCGCAGGATAGCCCGCTGGACGGCTGCAACGCTTTGCAGGGATACCAGACCGTAGTTCGAGAGATCAGCGTAGCCCATGCGGTTCAGGACGGCCCTGAGATCGGTCAAGGTTGCACAGGCCTGCCCGCTATCCTCAGCCCAAGCCAAAGCGATATCCAGTGCCCCGGATTGAGCCTCAGATAGCCCAAGGGCGCGACACATCAGGTCACACCCTAGACGGGCCACGTTCATCTGTGCGCCTTCCCACGGTGCCACCACGTCCCCGAGGCCCCCGAGGTCACCCTTGGCATCTAGGACGATCACAGGGCAGGCCAGTTGCTTCACGATGGAAGTGGCGCTTGTCGTCTTACCGGTGCCGGTCGCGCCGAAGATACCGATGTGCCGAGTCAGGTAGCGCGGTGCGATAGTTGCGCCAGCCCCGAGATTGATCGGGCGTTGACGGATCATTTGCGTCGCCATGAAAGGCTATCTACCTGCTTCATATCTACCACAACAGTAGAAAGGTTAGGGCGTAGCAATGTTGCGCAAAGGACAATCCCTTTGTATGCGATTTCTTGAACCTCAAGACGTTGTGAAGTTCCGTCCAAATTAAGATCGGCCCACATCATACCACTTCCCCTTCATCCTTGATGAATCCAGCCCCGTTGCCGAACATTTCCGAACCCCGGTCGACCATGAAAAGGCAGATATAGATCGAAGGAAAGCCGATGATAACCTGGGCGGCGTAGTCGACTGCGGTAAGAGCCTCATACATGATCAGGACTCCAGCGCAATGACGGCACGTTCAAGAGTTGCCCTTGGGCAATCCAGATCGGCAGGCTTCACTTCACCGAGTTGTTCCTTGATCCAGGTGAACCAATCGCAGGCCGACTCGAAACGTTCGAAACTGGCATTGCACTGCTTGTATTTGCAGATATACATCGGCTTCCCATAAGCGGGATTCAGGTTGTCCAGGTAGCAAATTCCACCATCAGCCGACACGGCAAGGCAGGGCGTATTCCGGTCCTGCCACAGTTGAATGTCACGATCATTCATTTCAGTATTCTCCAACTGCTGAAAATCGGCTTGCGGCATCATTCAGGTTCATAGCAATTGCTTCCGCCTGCGGTCGGTACTGGAAAGTGCATGGCAGGTATGTTTGAACCCCCGGCATGAAAATGTGAAACGGTGCGACTGCGGTTTCATCTGCGGTCATTGTTCCGTCGACCGGATCGACTCCATCAACAGTGAAGGGTTGATTCGGATGTGCATCCAAGATTTTGCCAATAATGTCCATTTTCAATTCCCCTTCACAGGTAAGCCGGGGCCAAGTCAGGCCGGGCTTCAATCATTGCGGTTTCGAATTCATCGGCATCGGACACGGTTGCATTCGCAATGGCCGAATTCAGGCTTTCGCAGATCGCCTCAGCAATGCCACTCTTGATCGGATCAAGATCGCCGTAGACATAGAAGCCGTAGCAGGATTCGACTTCGGTGCCGGTTTCATCCTCGATCCGGAAGCCGTACACATCGCCCCAAATCCAAGCGGCGTATTCATCCGCGGACAGGGACATATCGGCAACGGCTTCCTTGATCCGGCGCATGGTCGCATGAGGCGCACCGACTCGTTCTTTCCACTCAGGCGTCATGACTAGAAGCCCATGGGCTTCATCGCCCTGGGAATAGCCATTCCGCACGAAAGTTTCGGCCGGGATTCCGTTCAACCGGAAAAGTGCTGAAAGCGTTTCAAGATAGCCAGCGTTGTAGTAGTTTTCCGTGGCCTGACTCCGAAGGTCATTGAGGGCATCCCCCATGACGTTCTGCCGTGCATTGTTGATGCACCCGCCCCAGTCGCGCTTGTATTCTGTCGCGAGTTTCTGGACTTCCGCATGGGTCATATCCAGAATGTCAGCAACCGCTTTCCATTTGCGGGCGATTTGACCGAGGCTCATATTCCACAGGACGTTTTTCAGGTCATTGTCGTATTCGCTCAGGTCCGCACCACTCGTGAGCCAAATGGCCGGGGTTTCGCAGTCGCCGCGCAACTGCGGATTGTCATTCGAGTCGCTGCACTGGACGATTTCCAGGGTGAACCCTTCGTCCAGTTCGATCCGTTCCGGAGTGCAGGCGAAGGAATACTGGAACTTGGCGACGATTTCTTCCGGGGTATAGGTTTTCATGGCGGTATCCTCTGATGTGATAAACACATCTAACGTGATTCGGACAGACAAGTCAACAGTTGACTATGCTGCAATAAAATCGACACGGCCCTTGCGCGACAGTTCGCCCCAAGGATCACGGATCATGTAGTCCGAAAACCAGTAGACCTGGGCATCGTCGCGGATCACTCGATCACCCGTATCCGGATAGTCCAGATCATCGCAGTCGACCAATATCGGGCCATCGGTCAAAGCGCCGATTTCTTCGGGCCGGATGAATTCGAAGGCTTCATGCAGCCATTCGGCCACCAGGCTTTCACCCCGCGGATAGCCACCATCCCGCAATGCTTCGGCGAGTTCGGCGCGGCCCTCGTTCCCGAGAGTCAGCCGCAGACCGTTTTGAAGCGCTTTCGTGTTCAACATGGTCATTCCCCTTTGTTGACGTGATAAACACATCTAAAGTGATTCGCAGGCAGAAGTCAACTGTTGAATTCGGTTAGAATTCCATGCCGAGACGGATCGTGGTCAACTGGCCGAAGTCACCTTCGATCATCTTACCGCCTACCAGGAAGCGTTCCCCAAGGCGTACATCAACCCCCGCGCCACCGAAGTTGCCCTGATCACTCGCACCGGCCAAGCTGTAGACCAAGACGCGACCGAGGCCCATGCCGAGTTGCCCTTCAACCGTTGTCAGGCCTGCCGTATGACCGGCTTCAATGCCGCCCACGATGTGACCGAGGTCATAGCGATATCCCACGAATGCACCGAAACCTTCGGATGCTTCTGAAAATTGACCGGTCACTTCCTGCCCGATGACCACGGCATGATACTCAGGGCCGAAGGTGGAATAGTCATAGGAACAATCGAACGTTCCACTGTGATCAATGTATCCACCGATTTCATTGAGGTAAGGACCGGAGTCAGTTCCCTTCACACACTGATCCCGGTATCCCTCAACATGACCGATCTTACGCCCGTAGGACAAGCCAGCATAGGGGCCGGTCCAGGTTTGTGCCGGTCGGGCAGGGGCCATGACAACGGGGTCATTGGGAACGAATTCCATGCCCCCGGCAAAGCTTGCCGAGGACAGGATTGCGACGATGGAAGCGCTCATGGCGGTGATGCGTTTCATGATCAGGCGACCTTGATCAGCCGACCGATCAGCACGTCAGGCGAGACTTTGGCCCGCTTGCGCATTTCGTCGAATTTCAGCGCCGCAAACTCGGAAAGGTGCAGCCGTTCCAGGCCGGGGCCGATCACGTCGCGTTCCTGGGAAGCCTGCAACCCGAGTGCCGGGGCATAGGCGCGAATCTTGTCCGCGGTTTCGGATTTGATGGTGTAGGACGGCATTTGAGAGTTCCTTTCTCAGAAGATCGCTTTGAAGATCAGGGACCAGATACCGAAGCCGGTCATGCCAGCCGGTAAAATCCACCAGGATCGAGTTGTGAAAAACGTTGCCACGTCAGTTTCCTTTCGCACTACAGAAGTGATTCAGTGACAGGTGTATCCAAAGCCACAGGCCAGATAGAGAAGGCCGAAAGGGCTAAAGATGATGATTAGACCAGCGACGGCTTCCGCTGCATGGTAGAGGTATCGGCGGATCATTCGCGCCAATCCACGAAGCCGTTGAAGGTGTCGGTCGGAAGTTCGCCGGGGAAACCGAATTCCAGGCGAAGGCCCTCTGCGATTTCGTCCACCAAGGCCACATCCGCGTCAACGGTCGCATCGAAGTCACCTTCGATTTCCTCATGCCGGATGATTGCAATCTGGCGCTTGATTGATTTCTCATGCTCAATCAGGTCCACCGGTTCCAGGTCCAGCGTGTAGATCAGCGGGCGCGGATAGACCAAAAACCGGGGGCTGGACACTTCGGTTACGATCACGGTGTATTTCATGGCGGCGTTCCTTTGTGGTGATAGGCACATCTAAAGTGATTCGCGGATGCAAGTCAACTGTTGAATGCGCTACGGCTTCTCATACTTCCCGAGGATCGAGACTGCCAGCGACCGCGGATCATTGTGACCGGCTGCAATCTGGCGGATCGCTTCCAGGCAGTCATTCCGAAGATCGCGTGAAGCATTCTTGGCTTCCTGTTCAGCCCGAAAGGCGGCGTAGCTGGCATCGCTCTTAACCTTGCGCGCAACCGGATCATGCGTCTTGCAGTATGCACCATCAGGCCCGTGCCCGTTCTTTCTGGTGCATTGATGGAAGGTCACCCGGCCAAGACCATCTGGAACGTGTTCAGCACATTTCGTGTAGTCCGGTCTCCGCACCGAATATGACGGGCCATAGTTGTCTTGGAAGTGAGCCTTGAATTCGGGGGTCATTTGGATTCCCTTTCGCCAGCCGCCCGGCATCGAGTGCAGCAATAAGCGCTGGCGAGTTCGTGATCTTCCAACTCGCCAATGCGCAACCATTCCGACACATCGCGTCCGCACCAGGATCGCTTCCCGTCGCCGGTAATGTGCCAAGTGCCCTTGTCTGCACCGAAGGCGCTAGGCTTGTGGCTGCACACTTTCATGATCACATTGGCGGGTTTCACGCCTTCAATCTCCACCAGGTCAGCCAATGTGATCCCCAGCTTCTCAGTCAGGACCAGGGCTTCATCCGCAGACAGGCCGATGATCCCCCGTTCAACCTTGCCGTAATGGGATTGCGTCTTGCCGATCAACGCCCCGGCCTGGCCTTGCGTGAGGCCCGCTGCATGGCGGGCAGTTTCCAGCTTCCGGCGCATTACTCAGCTGCACCTTCAAGTTCCTTCACCGCGTTTTCCAGGCCCGAAGCTACATCGTCCAGTTCGGAAATGACTTCCTCAAGCTTGCTGATCGCATCCTGGGCGGCTTGCCCGCGATCGCCATTTTGCAGGGACTCCGGCATGTTGTCGAAGGCTTCCTGTTCCTCATCCAGGATGGATTGGACTTCATCCTTGAACGATGAAATGTCGATCCCTGAAAGCTTTTCTGCGATTTCGTTGATCAGCTTGCGACGTGCGTTGTTCATTTTGAATTCCCCTTGTGCCTGGGCCGGGGTCACCCCGTGCCGATTCGGATAAGCACATCTGACGTGAAACCGCACCAGGCGTCAACAGAAATATTCAACAGTTGATCATCGCGACCAGGTTAAAGACTCGCGCCCGCGCCTCATACGTGCGCCCTCGTGTGTGCCTGCACGCTCACCTACAACGCGCGTGACCGGCACCCGCCACCCGAGCGGCCGAGCGGCCCTGGCCCCAGAGAAAATCAGACCCCAGAGAAAATCAGACCCCAGAGAAATCTCGACCCCAGAGAAATCTGCATTATAATGCCGGAACTTTGACCCCGGAGAAATCTTCATGCGATTCCTGTTTCTCACAGCCATTCTCGCTTTACCTGTCGCGGCCGAGGAAACACTCTGCGACATGATCCGCATCCGTGCCGAAGGTTTGCTTGAGGCTCGTTTCGACCCGAACTTCAACCTTGAAGCGGCCAAGGTTGCCACTCAGGGCAATGAATTGTTCGAGGCCATGCTGCGAGACGCATGGGTCACCAAGCCGGGACCGATCGACAAGCGCCCGCAGCAGGTTCAGGACTTCGCGGATGACTGGTATGCGATCTGCGTCTTCGGTAGCTGAACCCTAGACAGAATCACCTCTGACGTGCTACCAGTCCACGTATGCTTGGGCTGTGGAAAATCTCAGTCTTTCTTCACAACCGCATCTTCGATGATGTGGACGAGAGCCTATGCAGCCGCGCCTGGCGTTTACGCAATAATTCAATGGGTTGGGCAGCTTGGGTGATCCTCTTCGGGGCTGCGCACTGCCAAAACAGCTTCAAGTGGCACCACTTCGATAAATTCCACATTTAAGTTGACGACACACGTTTATCGTGCAAATGATTATCCCAGAGAAATTCACACTGGGTGTCCAGATGAACCGCCGCAACGAAAATCTGCCTGCGATTTGCTTCGACTGCGATGACGTTTTGCTGGATTGGCAAAACGGTTTTCGAGACTGGCTCTGGAAGTCTAAAGGCGTTCATCTGAGCAAGTCTGGACCGACGACCTGGGACATGGACAAATGGGTTGGTCAACCGGCAAGGCCGCTGATCGAACAGTTCAATGGCTCTGCCGATTTCGGATACCTTTTGCCGTGTCTCGGCGCTCGTGAAGCCGTAGCCAAGTTCTACGCTCGTGGTCACCAACTGCATGTCGTGACGGCCTGTGCCACCGATTCGGTCATTGTCGAGCGGCGCACCAAGAACCTGGATGCGCTCTTCGGTGACGTATTCACTTCTATCGTTTGTGTCCCTTTGGGTTTTGCCAAAAGTGAAGCCCTTGAGACGATCCGTCGATCCTCAAGCCAACGGCCGGTCTGGATCGAAGACAACTACAAGAACTGTCTGCTTGGTGTCGAACTCGGCTTCGACTGCTGGATGTTCCGCCGCAACCACAATCGCTCGCACGAGGACTTCGTTCGACCGGATGTGACCTGGACCGACACGTTCGATCCGATCCTCGAAGCGCACCTCGGGAAGGGCGCTGTCTGACTTTCAACCGCCAACTGAAAAGGGACTACAAATGGACTCGACTATACTGAGACTGCTCTCTGAAATTTTTCAGCTTCCCCGCGGGTTTATCGGTCGCACCGGTCCCGGCCCCGGCGTTGCTCGGGCTGAGGCTCGCCTAGTCGAACACCGGAAGAAGTTCGACGGGATCGACAAGACTCCGAATCCCACTCGCCAGCAGCAGCGCCATATCATGCGCTGGCAAGCAAAAGTTGAACGCTCAACCATGAAGAATGTTGCCATGCGGCGGAAGCTGCCTGGCGGCGCTGCGGCGGTGGTGTGATCATGGACCTGATCTCACACCTCACCCGTCAAGCTGCCTTCGGCCGGGCAACCTTCGGCCCTGGTCCGCGGACTGAGGGCGTCCTCAAGCACATCGAATCCGAAATGAAGGAAGTCAGGGATGCCATCGCTGTCGGTGACCTTGATGATGCGGTGAAGGAGTGGACCGACATCGTGATCCTCGGACTGGATGGGTTGCTGCGGGCTGTCCGTCAGCGGGAAGAAATTCGTCTTGCCAGCACAGAATACTCGCTTGTGCGAAATGGTGAGAAATACATCACCAACGACGAGGTTGCTCAGATCGCGGTCGAAAGCATCCTCTGGAAGCAGGGGAAGAACGAACAACGGGAATATCCCGACTGGCGTGGAATGAGCGCGGACGTGCCGATCGAGCATGACCGGGCTGTGGGGGTGCAGTGATGATCACCCCCATTACCCCAGCCCAGGATGAACGGCTGAACTGGCTGATCGAGGAATGCGCTGAGGTCATCCAGGAAGCCATTAAGATCAAGCGATTCGGCTTCGACTCCTTCCATCCGGACGATCCGGCCAAAGAGACGAACCGCGACCGGTTGCACCGCGAAATGACGGACGTGATGGGTTGCTTCGCGCTGCTGGTCAGGGACGGCGACGTTGAAGATTCTCTTCCATCAGAAGCGGCTCGTGCTGCTCAGAAGAAACTCAAGCGGGCGCGGTTCCAGCTTTCGGAAGTAGAAGATGCCCGGTCAGCGTGATCTTCGGTCGGCTGCATCCCATCTGGTCTTCATCGCCAGCACCGAAGCGTATCTGCGCTTCCTGGTCGGGATCACCCCGATCCACATGGAAATTTTCAAGGGCTTTCAGGCCCCAGAGAAAACACGAAACCGACCCAGCGCACCTCACAAGCGCTTCCGCGGTCATGAAAATGGAAAGGCATTCTGATGCCCGTCGACGAGCAGGAAGACAAGTTCGAGATCACGTTTCGTTTCTTCGGGAATGAGGTGTTCGGGATGGGCGTCAAGAGCCAATCGAACGTCCGAAACTGGTTCGTGGTCTGCCTCATCGGCATGGTGATGGTCATAGCGGCCGTCGCTGAGTTCGGCCCGGCGATCAAGGGACTGGTGCAGTGAGCGAGACACCCATCGTCAGCATCTTCGCCCATTCTTGGCAGCGAGCGAAGAAGGAACACATCTGCTGGCTCTGCGGTGATCCAATCGCGATCGGCCAGCGCTACTTCCAGACGGGCGGCACCGTGAACGGTAAGATGTTCAAGGTGAAGCACTGCCGAGAGAAATGCGAGATCGTCTCGGAAATACTGAACGATAACCCTGACTTGGCACTGCTGGCCTATCAGGTGACGTTGACCACCCTGGCTTGTGCTTGTGGCGGGGTGTCCAAAATGAAACCAAACGAAGTTCCCAACATCTTTGCGAGTTTAAAATGAGCGACAAGCGTTATCCCAAGAATGAAGAATCGGACGTTCAGATTACGTTCAACGATGGAGAGGTGAAGACCTACCGGATCACGGCGTCCCCCTCGATCGGCGGTTACCTGGCGCGAGAAGCCGGTCAGAGCGGCATCCTGTGCCTCTGGAACCGAGGCGCTTGCACTTCGCTGCCGGTGGAGAACATCCGCGAGTGGACCATCGTCGGGGTAGTTGATGCTGCGGTGCCAGCATGAACAATTTCTGCGGTAACTGTCACTTCCATGACGGCAACGAATGTCGACGTTTTCCACCAGTGCCGGTGATGATCCTTGTCGACAATCAGGCATGGCGGCACGACACCGCGTTTCTCTATCCAAGCGTCATGCGCGACACGCCTTGCTGCGGTGAATTCAAAGAGGCCGCGTGATGTGCCAAGCCCGCCAGTATAGCGACACGATGCAGTGCGCCCGGTGTCACCTTCAATGGGACACCAATGACGCGAACCCGCCTGCTTGCCAGGGTGAGCATATCGGTGCGACCCCGAAACACTTCCTTGTTGAAACTCTCCGTAGATGTGCTAATGATTACTCAACCGATGAGGATCACGACACGGCCGGGCAGTTGATGGAAGCCGCGCTGCTGATCGAGAGGAAAAACTAATGTTTGAAGTCTTCACATACTCAGCGGTCATCGGCCTCGGTCTCGGAATTGGCTTGAAGACGGCCGAGGGAATCGTCGCAATGGTCGACGCTTTTACCGTTGGTTTGATGTGTGGTTCGAAGATCACGAAAGAGAACTGGACTCGAAATAACTATCCACGCGGGAACGTAGTTGCTTCGGCACCAACAACTCCGCCCCCACCGAAGCCGGTGCGTTGATATGATTAGTCCGCTTTTTGCAGCGCTTCTCGATCTCAGTGGAACAATCATCACTCTGATCCCATCGACCGATCCGGAGATCATCGGGACAGCAGTGATAGAGAACCAGGGTATGAACACAAGTCGTGAAACCGGAGTTTATCCGCTTTCATTCGATGGAATCACGTTAGAAGTGGCATTCATCTATAACGATGGTCCTTTTTACGAAGACCGCTTCACCGTGATCCCACCAGCAGATGTGATCTGTGAGCCTGCTGATTGTTCGGTTCTGCTACTGGAAGGTTTCAAAGCAACCATCACCCTCAAGCCGTATTTGGGATTCTGAAATGACCCCTGATCAAGAACGAGAATTCGGCACGTTCAACCTGCTCTACAAGATCATCAAGACTTCGATCTTTTCGCTTCCTCGCCGGAATGCGTTCAAAGGGGACTGTCAGACCTACGCTCGGAACATCCGTCGCATCCTCAACGTGAAGCCCTGGGAAGCTGTGGTTTGGCGCTGCTGGTCACCGCAGAACAAATGGTGGTGGCCCCGCCATGCCGTCATCTGGGTCAAGGGTTATGGGTGGATCGACTCCACCAAGCGTGAGTTCCGCGACAAGCCCGATCCTCACACTCGCCTGTGGCCGGTCGGTACACCAGCGATCGTCTGGTTGATCTACTCGATCGGAGTCTTCCAAGGTTGGTGGTCTACGCTCAATATCTTCAACGTTATCGGGTGGTTCCTGTGATCCCTATCCCGCTGATCGCCTATGAGTTCTACGTCCGTATCTGGGGCGAGAAGATCACCTCTCAAATGTTCCACCCCATCAGGATCGCAAATGGGCAGTAGAATCAATCGCGCTGCTGAATGCTCAATCGAACTTCTCAGGAAGCTTCTTACCTATGAGCATTTGACGGGCAAACTATACTGGAAATATCGCGAGCCAAATCTCTTCCGATCGGCAACCCGGCAAGAGTCCATAGCAAGAACTTGGAATGCAGCCCACGCTGGAAGAGAAGCATTTACCAGTGTTGATAAGGACGGATATTATTGTGGAGCAATCCTCAATCGACTTTATCGGGCACAAAGAGTTTGCTTTGCTATACACCATGGTTACTGGCCTGATGAGGTTGACCATAAAAATGGTGTTCGTAGCGATAATCAAATTGAAAATCTTAATGACGCCGGATCAACCGGAAACATGAAGAACCTTGCTATGAACTCTCGAAACACTAGCGGACACATGGGGGTGTCTCTAACTCCAAGCGGCTCTTGGAAGGCTTCTATTGGTAAGAGAGGTTCGAAAGAGCATCGGCAGAAGATTGTGAAGTTGAAGGCTGATGCCATTGAACTGCGACTGGGATGGGAAAAAGAACTCGGATACTCAGAAACACACGGAAGGCGCGAACGTGAATACCATTGCAGTTAAAGAATCAAATCCAAAAGACGCTGTAGGCATTCGCAAGTGGCGCTACCTCAGCACCGTGCCGATCACGGTTCTCTGGGAGATCGGCGCGGCCCTACTGGAAGGCGCTCTGAAATACGGTCGCCACAACTACCGGGTGTCCGGTGTACGGGGATCGGTCTACGTTGATGCCGCGATCGGGCACATCGGCCAATGGTGGGAAGGTGAGGACATCGACGCCGACTCCGGTCTCTCCCACATCACCAAGGCGATCGCCAGCCTGGTCGTCGTGCGGGATGCCATGATCCAGAACATGCTTGTCGACGATCGCCCGCCTCGGGGAAATCTCGATGCCGTCCGTGGGAATCTCCAAACGGTCGTCAACCAGATGCTCGACAAGTATCCCGAGCCAAAGGCTGCGATGACCCAGATCGACAATGGGGTTTTACATACTGCCGAATTGCATACAGCCGAAGGGATGTACAAAAGCTGCCCTGATTGCGACGGTAAAGGTCGTTGGAGTTTTCAACTAGGTGGCGACTCTTGCGACAGATGCCATGGTTCAGGTTTGGTGTTAGCGTGAAAGTCCTGGTTTGCGGCGGTCGCGATTTTTATAGCGAGGATGCAGTTTTCTCGACGCTCGATCTTATCCACCGGCTCTACGGCTTCACGGCTCTGCATCACGGAGCGGCCAAGGGTGCTGATCGCTTAGCAGGCAAGTGGGCTGAGGCCCGAGGCATCCCAGTCACGTCGACCGCAGCAGACTGGCAGAACCACGGCTTGAGCGCTGGTCCACGGCGCAACCGGAAGATGCTCAAGGAATTCAAACCCGACCTGGTTGTAGCCTTTCCAGGTGACACTGGCACCGCGCACATGGTGGGGATCAGCAGGACCGCGGGCGTCCGAGTTATCACGCACGAGCAATCAGTGACGCAGCCGTGTACGATCGGCCGGGCTGCTGAGATCATGAAAACAATACCGACCTATGAGGGGAAGATATGAAGACCTTGAGCGAACAAGCCGAGCATTTCGCAATCTGGCGGATGGGGCAGATCAACAGCTTCGAATGCACCTACGGGGAAGTCTCGACGGCCACGGGTGTTCCGATCTCCAAGGTGCGACGACACTGCATCGCGAGCCGCTGGCGCTTCACCGAAGATGAACCGGTTCAGGAAGTGGATTTCAGCGCTTTCGTAAAGAACGATATTGACCTCGGCTATAATCACGTCTAACGTGCATTGAAATACGAAAGAGGGAATCATGGCTGGAAAAGGTCACAACAGCGGCGACGATCCTTATGCCGTCACAGCGGATGAACTGCGTCAGTTCGTCGAACGCTTCGAGCAACTGGACAGCGAAGCGAAGGACGTTGCTGAACAGAAAAAGGAACTGATGGCTGAGGCCAAGGGTCGGGGCTACGACACCAAGGTTATGCGCCTGGTCCTCAAGCGCCGGAAGCGCAAGCCGGATGATATCGCTGAGGAAGAAGCTGTCCTCGAACTCTACGAGAATGCGTTGCTCGTATGAGAACCCTGGACACCGATCCCTATGAAGAGGGTGCTGACGCCGCGATCGCTGGAAAGCCTGAGAGCGCCAACCCCTACGATCTGCAAACCGAAGAAGCCGACCATTTTTCGTGGAACGATGGGTTCGCTTCGATCATGAACCTTGAGGACGAAGAATGAAACTCGGCACCCTGAAAGCTGCGATCCGCGCCACCAAAGGCAACCCGGTTATTGAGACGCGACTCTGGTCAGATGGGCCGATGATGAGCCTGGCGCTCCAAAAAGCGGTTCTGCTTGAACAACTCGACGCTGCCTATCCAGGTGGTAAGGCCGTAGAGACCGATCTGATCTTCGACGAGGCGAGCGGCATCCTTCGTCCTGACGGCGGTGTTGTCGCGCAGAGAGATAGTGGGTTCAGCCCAGCGTTGGCTTCGGCTCAGATGGGTGGCGGTCATCCAGGTCCGCTGCTCGACATCATGGAAGACGCTGACCATGATCTTCTGGGTGAAGATAAGCCCATGAGCGCGTTTGTCGGAACCAGCTTCGACGATCTCTTCGTCTGATCGGATGCTGCAATGGGGAGAGCAGCCAAGCGGGTTCAATCAGCACAAAAGCCGATCGACCATGTGACCTTGGATAGCTTCAAGCCCTTTCAGGGCATGGAGATAGCCTCGATCGACGATCTGGCGAAGTTGATGGAAGAGTTTGGCATGTATCGGATTTACATCCGGTCGCCCAACTCCAAGGCGAAGATGAACGATCGCCTAGAAGCCGAAGAAGGCACCTGGGAATGCGGGATCAGGCTGAACAAGTTCTACTACGACTGGGTGCGCTCAGGCCCCTGCGACACGCTGCACGAGGCCCTGGAACGCTGTCTTGGGGTGAAGGTTGTGCCGGTGGGCGGGAAGCCTGTTGCCGCCGCTGATGAGGATGAGGGGCTGCTCGTATGACCGATAAACCGACCAATCCTGACCACAAGTATGAGAAGCAGACTGACGAGGAAGTCATCGCAGCCATGCCACCCCATGTTCAGGCGAACTACTCCGCGTCCATGCTCATGCGGCGTAGGTTGATGCCATCCAAGGATGGACTGATCCCGAAGGTCGGACTGCAATGATCCGCGTCGGTGTAGCCCCTTTCCGCGAATGCTCGACGCACGGTGACAAGCGCTTCTCGGCGTTCTGCGCCAAGGTGAACGGCCGCAGCATTGAAGAGCAGTATCAAGCTGCCAAGGTGCTGCCTGACGGCTCCACCGGCCACGAGTGGCGTCGGGCAAAGGGGGTTCCCGCGGTCAACCGGGAAGAGGTTGAAGCCCTGTATGCGCGCCTCTGGGATCAATACATCGACGAGAACTCGCACCTGATCCCGATACTGCTGGAGTCGACCGGTCTGAGCGACAAGTTCGGAAGCCTGAACTCGGTCTGCCAGGTGAAGGAACTGTGGCGCATTCGGGCGAAGCACATGGAGTTGCTGGTATGAGCGACATCTTCGTCTTCGGTTCGAACCTGGCTGGGCGGCACGGTAAAGGTGCGGCGCTCTATGCCAAGCGCGTCTATGGGGCAAAGCGCGGCATCGGTCAGGGCTTGACCGGCCGCTCGTATGCAATCCCGACCAAGGGCTTCGAACTCGAAGTGTTGCCTCTCTGGGTGATCGAGGCGCACATCAATACCTTCGTTCAGTTCGCTCGGGACAATCCCCGGATGAAGTTCCTGCTGACACCCATCGGCTGCGGTCTGGCGGGCTACACGGTCGACCAGATCAAACCGCTGTTCATCAAAGCCGGTCTGCCTGAGAACGTCACCTACTCGGTCGAATGGCGCATCCTTGAGGAAGCGAAGAAATGAATGAGAATGAATTTGGTATCCCGATCGAGGCGCGCGGGCTGCGGCTTTGCGTCATCCGCAAGACCAAGGACGGCGAACGGCTGGACCTGTGCGAGCCGGTGATCTTTACCAAAGGATATTCGTCTGTCATCACAGTTCTTCGGCGCGCAAAAATCTGCGGCCACATCGGCAAGTTTGGTCAGTCGATCAATGAATACGGCGGCGACTGGTGGGCTGATGTTATGAATGCGGACGGCGACTGGATCGACGTGATCCCGATGTCTCGTGATGCGTGGAACAGCCTTAAAAATCACTGGATGCGCTGTAAGCTTGAGGTTGCTGCATGACTCGTCTCGAAGACCTCGAAGCTGCGATGCGCGCCAATGGAATCATCGCCTGCAACATCCAGTTTAACAACGGCGAGTTCCAGGCTCATATTCGACGTAACCTTGATGAGGGCTTCATCTGTGCCCAGAAGCGGCATCCCTCGATCGTCTCGGCCATTGGTGAACACTTCGCCTATTCGCCGGTCGTCTCGGTCGTCGATCTGACGGAGTTGCTGGTATGAGACCTTGGACTCGTGATCCGAAAAAGAGTGCTGAGAAACACGGCCACTTCTACGAACTCTGGTCGCGTCGTCCGCTGGCCGGGTGGACCAAATGTGCTGCGAACAAGCTGCTTTCGCGACGGCTCGAACGTCGACGCTTGAACCGAGCGAGGATAGAAGAATGACCGACTTCAAAGGCTTCTATACGGCCGCTGACATCAAGCCCGGTGACTGGCTCATCGTCGGCGATGGTTCAATGGCAGTCGGCTGGAACAGCGCTTGTGACCATGATTATAGCCGCTCGATCCGGTGGCGCGTCGTCAGGGCAAAGTCCGTCCGGAAATCGGTGGTCTTGGAGAGCAACGGATGGAGCATTGACCGGGTTGAGTTTGACCAGGTGCTTGGGGTCTTCCCGTCGCAGGAATTCGCGCTGAACGTGCTTGGCATGTGCAAGGCTGAGTGGGATGCCCGCGGGAAGGACATCGACGATCTCGTCAAGCAGGCTCTCAAGGCGAAGACAGATCGCTTCCAGAACGCCGTCTCGATGATCCGTAGATGGGTCAACAAATGACCCTTCCACCGCCAGGGCAGCTTAGGTTGATCTGCGTCCCGAGCGCCGGTTTCTGGCGCGTCGAAGCCCGCCGCAATGCCAAGTGGTCTGTCGGTATCTTGTCAGTTGATCTCGCTGAGGCGATCGACAGCGCCCAAGAGAAATTCAAGGCCGAGCATATGGCTCCGCGTCCCGCTCCGAAGGCCAAGGCAGCGCCCAAGGCTTCATCCACTGATCTCTCAGACCTCTTTGTATAAGGACACCGCCATGCGTAACATCAGCAATCCAGACCCGTTCTATCCGACCACTCGGAAAACAATGGCTACCGACGAATACCGCCTGACTCGAACCAAAGTCGAAGCGCTCGACAACATCCTCGGCCATGCCGTCCCCTTGCTCGATCATGGGTTTGTTCGGGTGATCGACTACATGGGCGATGATGCCGCGATCCTTCAAGCTGCTCGTGTTAGCTATGGGAACGGCACCAAGAGCGTGTCTCAGGATGAAGGGTTGATCCGCTACCTGATGCGCCATTGGCATTCCACGCCCTTCGAAATGTGCGAGATCAAGCTTCACGTCAAACTGCCGGTGTTCGTCGCTCGACAGTGGATTCGGCACCGCACCGCAAACGTGAATGAACTCTCGGCCCGCTACTCGATCTTGGACAACGAATTCTACATCCCGGCCGAAGAAGACCTTGCAGCACAATCACAGATTAACAACCAGGGCAGGGGGACCGTACTGGCCGGTGAAGAGGCGCAGCTTGTTCTTGATATGCTTCGGAGCGATGCCGCTCGATCCTATGCGACGTATGAAGAACTGATGCGGGAAGACCAAGAAGCCGGAAAGCTTGGCCTGGCTCGGGAACTCGCTCGAATGAATCTGCCGACCAACATTTACACGCAGTGGTACTGGAAGACGGACCTTCACAACCTGTTCCATTTCCTGCGTCTTCGTGCTGACAGCCATGCTCAGTTCGAAATCAGAACCTATGCCGATACGATCTGTGACATCGTGCGAACATGGGTGCCGTTTGCCTATCGAGCGTTCGAGGACTACCGGCTTCATGCTGCCACATTCTCCCGAATGGAGATCGAGGCACTGAAAGTCTATTTCTCTTCTTGGAAGCCCGATCGTGAAAGTGACGGGTGGCCTGAGCCAGAAGGGATGTCTGAGCGTGAGACCATGGAGTTCTTCCGGAAGATCGGTTTGATGCCGTAGGAAACCCAGACTTGTGCATAACTTCTTGCCAAGATGCACGGCAACCGGTAAAAACACGTTTAGAGTGAAGGATTCGCCGTGCAATCAGCAGTGACCCTATATCCCGGTGACAACCGCATCAGCCTCAAGAAGCTGATCGACCAGGGTGTCCGCGTTCATTCGGTGGTCTGCGACCCGCCTTACGGACTGACCAGTATCGAGAAGCGCTTCGGTAAAAAGGGCGCTGCTGCCGCTAAGACAGAAGGGAACGATGGTTCATTCTCACGTCTTTCTGCCGGTTTTATGGGCCACACCTGGGATGGCACCGGCATCGAGCGCGACCCTGATTTCTGGCGCTTGATCCACGATATTCTGCTTCCTGGTGGCTTCTGCTTTGCGTTCAGCGGGGCAAGAACCGGCCATTGGCAAGCCGTCGCCATGGAAACGGCTGGCTTCATTATGCACCCGATGCACGGCTGGTGCTACGGTAATGGATTTCCCAAGGCTAAGGATGTTGAACGTGACCTCACGAAACTTGGCGCTGATCCTGCGCTAATCGAGCAATGGGAAGGCTGGAAGTATGGAACCCAATCCCAGAAGCCAGCTTTGGAACCGATCTACCTGGCACAGCGACCGATCTCTGAGAAGACCTATATCGCGAACATCATCAAACATGGTGTAGGTGCCGTGAACATCGACGGATGTCGGGTTCCACTCGATTCGGTCAGTGATGCAAATCAACTACGAAGCATGAACAGAGGAAGGCGAGAAAAAGATACATCAGGGCAATCTTGGGGCCTTTCCAAGATGAATGCGTCTACTGTTCAAGTTGTTGATGAGAACGGTCGCTACCCAGCCAATCTGTTTCACGATGGGTCGTCAGAAGTAATTGATTTGTTTCCGCAAAGTGGTGGCAGCTTTGTGGCTGAAAAAGTGAACAACTCAGCGGATGATGTAGGGTTGACCAGGCAACCTGAGCGTGTTTATTCAAATTCCACCGCACGGTTCTTCAACGCTTTCCCCTCTGACGATTGCCCTTCTTTACTGTATCACCCGAAAGCCAGCAAAACCGACCGCGGTGGATCAGAGCATCCAACCGTAAAGCCAGTTGGACTTCTGAGGCATCTGATACGGCACATCACACCGCCCGGTGGTGTTGTTCTTGATCCATTCGCGGGCAGTGGAACTACGGCCGTTGCCGCTCGTGCAGAGGGCATCGACTGTATAATTATGGAAGCAGAAGGGGAATACATCGACTTCTTGAATAAAAGATTCGGAACAGGTCTGACGGCCGATGAGACAGGGGTGAGAGCCGATACCACCGATCTGTCAGACCTGTTCCTTCAACCAGAAACCGTCGAAGCAGACGACCTTCTAGTCTAAGGGGATACGATGAAAATTAACGAACTTCCGTTCACTCAGACGAGGACTGATGGAACCATTGACGCCTGGTGCCCAGAAGCAACCGGCAACTACGAAAGCGATTGGAAAGCTGGGGAACTGATCTATGCAGACCTGATCGGCCGGTCCCCAACAACTGTTCAATTGACACACGTTCTCTCGGCGATCGTGGAAAAAGGCAAGGTGACAGGGGTAGAACTTGGGTTCCTCAGCGCCCTATCGAATTCTGCGGTCTCCATCTAGCCGACTCTCTTCATCACACTTAACATGAACAAGGCCACGGGATTTCAGTTCCGTGGCCTTGGAATATATCTTACTGACAAATGGTCAAGCTATTTGTTTACCCTACCATTTCAGGGGTCACCTGGGCGCGCATGATCTCTCCGAACCCCTCGTGATAAGAGATCACAGTGGCTTGACGCTCAGAGAGCCAGGCGTTGTGAGACGCATATGCGTCACGCGCAGCCAGAGTCGGGTGCTGCATCACGACACAGCCGGGGTGCCCGCGCTCGTCGATATCATGCATGTGGCCGGTGTGGATGTATCGCTTGACCGTGTTTCCCCAAACCTTCGGGAAGAGCGCAGCAAAGACACCAGGAAGTGCTTCCTTCTTTTTCTTGTGACCATGGTGGAAGAAGAGAGCAGTATTGCCGTGCTGGACCGCGTAGTAGGGCAGTGGGGTCTCGATCACTTCGATCCGCGGTTCATTCTCGTAAAGCGCCTTGAGCATCAGTTGCAGCCACATGGAGCCTGAAAGGTCATGGTTCCCCTCAGCCATCAGCACAACGACCTTCTCGTGGCGTTCCAGCGCCGCGTCGATGATCCTACGGAGCAGACGGATGCCGGTCGCTACGATCTTGGCATACCGGCCGTCCTGATCGAGGATATGATTGCTGGTCGGAGTCACCGGCAGCAGACCGTCTGAGTGAAAGAAGTCGCCAAGCTGGCCGATGATCCCGAGCGATGCTTCTGGCGCTTTGTCTAGCATCAGCATGAAGCAATCGTGGATCGTCCGCTCTGCGATCTTCAAGTCCCAGTTGGCACCGCCTTCACGTTCCCAGGCCAGCATACCTACATGGGCATCGGTCAGGATGTAGAGGTTCGCTAGAGCCTTGGCTTCGCCGCCTTGCTTCGGGGACACCTTCGGTTCCAGCCGCGGAAGTTCCTCAGCCAGAGCCGTTGCAGCAGCCTGGAACGCTTCTTGGTATCTCTGATCATCGAGCCTGGTCTTCACCCATTGTTGCACCATTCTCCCGTCACGGTCATACTGCGTCGAGTGCCCCCGTGCGATGTAGGGGGCTGGGATGACCTTGGTGAGGTTGTGATCCGGGCTGTAACCCTGAGCCGAAGCTTTCAACTTCACCCGCTTCACAGACTCACGAACCGTTGCGCGAGCCATGCCAAGGTTCTTAGCTGCGGCCGTGGCACTGCCTGTGCGGTTGATCTCTTCGATGATCTGGCGTTGACGATCGGTAGCGAACTGAATCAGATTTTCGTCGATCACTGGGGGTTGCTTTCCTGAGAATGCACGATCTCGGCAACCGCCCCGATCTGACTGTTGGCCTGGCCTACACCGGCCTTGTATTTCAGTGCGCAATCACCCAGGGCCTTGGACGTGTCACCATTTTTGCAGGTAACGAGGACAGGGCGCAGCAAGGCTTCTGGGATGTCTGGATAGACGTATTCCGTCCGGACGATAACTTCGGGGTCAGGGCGTCCGCAGGCGCTCAAGAACACCACGCTCATAATCATTAAGCGCTTCATCAGCACCATCCTTTTCGAGAAGATCGGACGCAATCTGCTCCCATTGTTCGGCAGCAGCAGCGGTGCGATCGAGGTGAGTTTGCAACACGGCACGGGCGGAAAGCGCCTGGGCAAGCAGTTTGCTCTTCGTCTCAAGGTTCTGTTCCGAGACAGAGAGTTTCAGTTCGGCCGCGTCCAAGTCGCGTTTGAGCGAAGCGTTTTCATGGTTGACCTTCGCACCGTAAGCAACGGTTACCATGATCACGCCAATTGCAATCGCAGCGAATATCTTGTCGAACATCACGGTTCCTCACCGGTTGGGGTGATCTGGATTTCGTCTTGCTCTGGAACGATTTCAGGCATGTCTTCCTGAAAAATGAGACACACGATCATCAAGCCCCAGAAGATGATCGACGCGCGAACGAAGTCTGAAAAGCTGATCATTGGCAGCACCCGTCCGATCATTTTGAACTGGGCTTGTTCAGGCCGAAGATGCAGAGATTTCGTTCGGCATTTCGCCGGTTCACCAGACCCTCGACGACCTTGCCACCGGCTTTGGTCCAGCGCAGAAGTTGATCGCAGGCAGCGAGCGTTTCACCGCGGTTCACCATCTTCACGATGGTCGACTTGCAAGCAGCCCCGGTGCCCACGTTGTAGGCCCAAGAGACGAAGGCCACCTTTGTTTCCAAAGGCAGCGGTTTCGGGGGCTTCAAGCACTTGTCGAGACCGCTCTCGAAGTCGACGATAGCTTTCGCCAGCATCGCATCGCATTCGGCCTTGGTGTATCTGTCACCAAGTTCAACGCCACGAGTCTCGCCGTAGCAGACCGTCGGGATGTTCCCAGCCAGGCGATCCGGATAGGCGGCAAGGCGCAGACCTTCCAACCCACCGACAAATGAAACCGCGAGAGCAAGGCCCCCGATCGCCATACCGATCTTTCCAGTGGTTTCAAGCTTCATCGGATTTCCTCTTCGAGCGGAAGTGACGGACGATTTGGATGATCAGCCAGAACAGGGACGCGATGGGGACCAACTGCGCAGCGACGTGGCTCATGTCACCAAGCGACGGCATCCAAGTCGGGGAGAAGACCCCGGCCACGGCGATGCCATTCGTGGTCTTCACCATAATTGACTCCAAGTTTGGATGATGCATCATAGTCTCCGATCATAACCACGTTAGAAGTGCAAGTCAACCTGACGGTGTGTCAAACTCAATAAAGAAAACAACGATTCTGATTTTATCTGAGTTCCCAGAACCAGTTCCCCCGATCGCCGTCAGGACAATAGATTGCGGTGAAGAAACAACATATGGGGCGACAATCCCAATGTTGCTCGAACCAGTAGTGATCCCAATTCCCGTGCCGAATCTATCGGTGTCACCAGAGACCCCGACTTCGAATGATGTCAGCGATCCGGTAAGCCCGCTGATCACAAAAGCCGTAGCCCCGAGCAGCAGTGAATTCGCTGGGACCAGATCAGTCAGCGTCACAGATGCCCCGTCCAGGGTAGCCAGGATTTCAGCAGCGCGGGCGGTGATCTTACCGAATGGTCCAAGGTTGACCAGGACTCGCTCTTCTGCAAGCTGGGTCATGTCGACGATCATTTCACCCGTTGCCTTACGGCTGTTTCCACCTTGCGTTAATGCAAAGAGGTCTGCCAAGGCCAATGGGTCGGCCGTGGTCAGGAGTGATGTGGGTCTGTTAGCCATTATTCTATACCTCTTCGATTAGGAGAAAATCGGTGCCATCGCCGAGATCAAGGGTGTTGCCCGCCTCATCGCCTTCGAGCAGCAGAGCATCTTCGTTCAGGGTCACTGCAATCTCATGGCCTTGCAGCGAGATCAGATCATCGCGGACGGCCGTTACCTTGACGATCGTGTCAAGTTCACCGTCGAAGTCTGCCCGCGAGAGGGTGTGGCTGGTGCCGGTAAGGCCGGAAATCACGTTGATCAACGACCGGTCAGAGGCCCGCATGATCTCGATCGTTGTCGTCTGACCGGTCTCAGGCGCGGCTGTAGCATCGTCCCACAGAGGAGCCTGAGTAGCTTCCAGGAGTCGGTTGCTGTTTGCCCATTCTACCAATACACTGGTTGCGTTGTTCATTTCGAAAACGCCGAATGCTATGCCGCCAACAGTGACGTTCCTCGGGCGGTTCGGAAGGTGGGGTCGCTCGCTGAGGACCAAGGTTTCCTTCGGAGTATTCAGAAGCGGCAGCGTTCCGCTGGTCGTGATCGTCCTCAGATGATAGTCCACGGCTTCGAAGCTGGATCGCGGCGTGGTGTCGCCCGCCATCGCTGGTGAAATGACCATTATCCGAGTTCCAGTGGTCCACTGTTTAGGAGTGGTGTCGAGCATCCCTCTTTGAACGGTGAACTCTGGTCCGTTGATACCTGTGACGTTTGCGAGTTCCGTGTCTTCATCGGAGCCACTGCCGATCAATAGGAACTCGCCAAGTTGAGGGAAGCCGCCCAGGAAGCCCGTCGAGAAATCAAACACCGTGACGGGTTCGGCCGGAACGTCTTCTTGGGTGAAAAATACGCCTGAAAGCGGAAGTTCTCCAAGCGTCGTTGTAACCAGAACTCCGGTCGGCGTAGTTGTATATCCAACCACCTCGACACCGATATCATCGACGGTATCAGGGGAGACAGCAATCGCTGAGATTACCTCTGGATATTCAAGTTCGCTAATGTCGCTCAAGCCGAGCGCCGGAATCGTGAAGAAGGCAGGAGCCGTTCCAAGGTGGAAGTTGGAAAGGGGTTGTGGATCAGTCGATGGGCTGGTCCACTCGGTTTCCACCACTGCGTTGTACTTCGCCCTGGCGAGCGAAAATACATCCTCGATCAAGGACAACTTGATTGTTCGACTGCTAGAGCCGTTAGCGACCTTCGTAATGCGGAAGATAGCAGATTCGATTCCATGCCGAGGCCAAGTCAGGATCACGCACTTCTGGACAACCGTCTTCCAGAATTCTCGGGTGACCTCGGCCTCACATGAAGACAATGGGTAGGATATAGCTGCCAGGTCACGTTCCGCTACGTCGAAGGCGAGTTGTTGATCTGCGATCCCGTGATAGTTCCTGGAAGCCGGTGTCGTGCCACCGCCCTGTGCAGCCATCCCGGCTAGGTCTTGAACGGTGACAGTCTCTTCTTTTCCCGTCTCCGGGTTTGTCCATGTCACAGTGACTTCGTTCGAAATGTCGCCCCAAATCTTTGTCTTGAAGTTTGAAAGCTTCGCGTTCGACGGGGAGACTGTCGGCAGATCGCCAATCTCGTAATCCGCGCGAAGAAGGGTCATCGTATGCAGGCCGGTGGCCGGGTTCACGAAGACTGCACCCTGAATGTGATCCAGCGCGATCTTGATGAAGTCCTCGATCTTCGACTGTCTGGTCCAGAGAATGTTAATCCCGAAGTTCTCGTCGTAGAGAGTCTGGGCACACTGCTCGAAGGACGGCACGTCAAACATAGAATAAGGTTCACCCAAGCCGAAGTCCGTGTTGGTCATCGACTCGAAGATGATGTGCGCCGGGTTGGACGCATATTGCGCGACACCCTCGCTGCTGTCCTTCAACCTGATCATGGCGATACTGGGGTTCAAACCCTCAGAAGGGCGTCTCACCCGAGCCGAAATCGTTTTGAGGTAAGGGTTGTTGGCACACACGTAGAAGCCGCGCCCGGTGTCACGATCGAACCTGCCGAATATTTGCAGTATGAGGTCTGACAAAACCTCAAGGATTGGAACCGGGTTTCCATAGATGTCCACGATTGGTCTCCGAACAGGGATCGGAACCCCTGAAAGGAAGAAGCCCGCCACTCCTCGATAACCTGGCAACTCGGCAGGAGCCTTACCAAAGATCGCCGCGATCCGGCCGGTAAGAGTCTGGTTCGGGTTTCCGTTCAACCAGGTTGCAATCCCTCGAACACCACCCTCTTTCTTGTCTCCACCATAGAGATCGGGCTTGTCGATCGGAATTTCTGTAATTGCGGTCGCACTCCCGCGCCAAACGAGTTTGTCCCCGAACTTCAATTCCAGAAGTTCGATCTTCCGACCGGATGCGCAGATGCCCCAGAACATCGACAGGTAATACCTGGTGACTGGAAAACCACCCTTCTTTTTACCGCCGCTGCCCATCTTCGAACTCCTTCTTGGCAGAGATCACGCGATCAATGATTGCATCGTCACCGCGGCCAAGCAGTTGAGAAGCTGGTAATCCGTTTTTGATGAAATCTCGAAAGTCGATTCCTTGACTACGTGCCCATTTACGAGCGCCGTCCACGCACACGACACGCCGCACATCGGTTATGGTGATCAGATCATCCTCGGTCATAACCAATCCATCACTTAATATTGAATGTGTTGCGCGATTTCTCGCCAGCGTAGAGACAGTTCAAACCTTTGACTTCGAGTTCGCCGAATAGAACCGGGATCGGACGACCGGCTTCTGCTGTCGGACTCTCAAGGTCTTTTACATCCTCGGTCTTCTCTTGCTTCGGCTTCCCCATGAGAAGGTATCCGACAACCTGGATCAGGAAGCCGAGCGCCAGTTGAAGCAGCAGTGGTCCTAGAAAGAAAGGCAATGATTGCTCTCAGTTCGTGAGAATCACGTCAGATGTGATTCTAGTAGAAGATGTTCTTTTGTGAAAGCGGATTCTCAAGTGGAATTTGAGGTTGACCGCCGAAGTTCAGGATATTGTTGTGCAATTCAGTGCAGTCGCTTTGAAGGCGATTGCAGCCGAGGGTGACCTTTATCGTGTCACCGACAACGAGTCCCCGCAGGTTCCCGCGAATGGTAATGACTTTCTCTGTCTCATTTACGTCGATGATCGTGCGGATCGCAGACCGACCAGAGAAGGACCACTCCATAAGTCCACCTCGGTATTTCAATCCCGGCAACGGAAGAGCATCATCAAACGTCACTGTGTTTCCGAGGATCGCGGTGACAACCCGCCCGGCAGTCGCAGCAACCTTGTTCGCGCGGCACTGCGACATATAGAGCGCATGAGGGCAGGAGAGTTGATAGTTCCTGCGAAGGCCCGGCCGTTGGATCGACGTTGAGACGGGGACACAGTTGAATGAAATTTCATCTTCATCAAAGACAGGCGCACCAACTCGGCCGACCCAGATCGCGGGATAGTTGGCGAGAGTCACTGGGTCGTTTGTGTGTCCGTGGAAGACGAGCAGGTTGATTACCTGCGAGACCGGAAAGCCGATGAACTCGCTTTCAAAAGCCTCGGACCCCCGAGCCAGGCTGACGGTGATATCGGACTTGTCCAGATCGCCGCTAGAGGTGATGTCTGACATCGAGATCGGGAACGGTTGATAAGTGATCCCATCCCGCGTGACCGGTTCCTCACCATCGTTGAAGGCATATGGACCGAACTCACCGGCCTCGAACCCGAACCCTGGGCGTAAGCGACCGGTCAACCAGTACCCCTTCAACCAGTTTGATGCATCAGGGAAAAACTCGCTGCGATCGGGGAACGTGGGAAACTGACGTGCGTCCCAAGTGTGCAGTGACACCCGATCGAGATCGAGCATATCCC